GATATTAGTGAAACGGAACTAGACCTCGGAAACGAAATTGTACTAGACCGCATCGACAAAGCATTTGATATCACGAGTGAATGTTTAATTGAATACCCTGCTCACCTTGGTGAGTTTATGAACGACCAGCTTGTGCGAGGCGGGTTCGTTGCTGTAATGGCTACAGAAAAACGTGGCAAGACGTTCATCCTAATGGACTTCGCCATGAAAGCTTGTAAACAAGGAAGAAACGTAGCGTTCTTCTCTGCAGGTGATATGACAGAGGATGAGATGTTGCTCAGGATTTGTATTTATCTTACAGGAAAATCAAACGAGAGAAAGTATTGCTCTCAGATGTGGGAACCTGTTAAGGACTGCATTCATAACCAGTTAAATACTTGTAATAGAAAAGAAAGGGAGTGTGGATTCGGCGTGTTTGAAGATTGGGAGGAGAAAGATCTCCGAGGGAAAGTCCAGGCGAAGGATTTGATTGAGGCTTACAATAGCAATAAGGATTACAGACCTTGTACAAACTGTCACGAGTATAAAACTCACCACTGGGGAGCAGTTTGGGTCAGGGATATTCCAGAAGCAGAACCGCTTACAAAAGAGGAAGCAAAGAAAGCTGCTAGGCAGTTCTTCCTAAAACACAACCGTCACTTCAAACTATCAACTCATGCTAACGACACACTTTCAGTTCCGCAAATTGAATCCTTCCTCGATGTCTGGGAGAAAGCGGAAGGTTTTGTTCCAGACGTAGTTATCATCGACTACGCAGATCTACTTATTACAGAATCAAATATTGAATTTCGACATCAACAAAATAGAATATGGAAAGGGCTAAGAAGAATATCTCAGAAGAAACACTGTCTGGTAATTACCGCCACCCAAACCGACGCGGACAGCTACGAACAAGACCGTCTAAGAATGAAAAACTTTTCAGAGGACAAGAGGAAGTACGCCCACGTAACGGTAATGTACGGTCTAAACCAAGATACAAAGGGAAGAGAAAAAAAGATAGGTTTAATGCGAATTAATGAGATTGTTAAGAGGAAAGGTGATTCATCTGAACTGAATGAGATCACAATCCTTCAAAATCTCAAACGTGGAAAACCATTTATTGGAAGTTATTGGTAAAACTTAATACTATGAGAGAACTTGAAAGAATCATTTTGAGATTGAAGACTGCAAAGCTTTCAGTAAAATCTGAAGCAAACAAACTTCTTTTAGAGGATTGCATCAATGACTTGACAGAACTTGATAAGCAACTCTTTGAAGAGGAACAAGCAAAGAACATCCCCCCTACATTCAAGATTGGAGACAAGGTGAAATTGAATGAAGACGCACTAGGACAGAAACTATCAGTGGAGGGAAAGAAACAAAGATTTCTGATTAATTCATTTGATCATCTGAAGGTATCCGCTTGGTGTGTTGATGCAGCAGGAGAAAGCAATTCGAGGTGGATTCGACTTGAGTACCTTATGCTCGCGAACAGTTAACGTACAGCGTCATGGAAACAGAAGACCCACTTCGTTGTTTTAAAGCATTGATGATTTGGATCCCGGCAGGAATTTTTGTCTGGATCATCATAGGAGTTATACTACTAAAATAGGAGGTTAGAAATGTACAAAATTACAAAAGAATTTGCATTCTGCGCGAGTCATCAACTTGATTGCTTGCCAGAGACTCATCCGTGTTCAAGGGTGCACGGGCACAACTACGTGATAAGAGTTGAACTAAAATCAGAAACTCTGAATGATGTCGGCTTTGTTGTTGATTACAGAGCATTGGATGACATCAAACAATTCATTGATGACACTCTCGATCACCGACATCTGAATGACGCTCTTCCATTTAATCCTACAGCAGAGAATATGGCGAAGGAGCTCTACGAATACTTCCATTACTCACACCCGGAAGTCTCTGCCGTGGAAGTAAGTGAGACTCCAAAAACAAATGCAAGGTACGAACCCTGATGGAAGCAAAACAACTCATACCAGCTCACTCTCCTAAACGAACTCCAGGAAGTTCTGATGGAGGAGTACTATATGTGTCAGAATTCTTCTTTGATACGATTCAAGGAGAAGGGATTCATCTTGGACACCCTTCTGCTTTTCTCAGACTGCAACATTGCACACTAGATTGTATTTGGTGTGACACGAACGAAGTGTGGCGGCAAGGAAATCCGTATTCATTTGCGGAACTATACAATTTGATGGCAACGAGTGAATTGAAAGATAAGTTAAAAGCAGGGCAACATCTTATTTTGACAGGAGGGAGTCCTCTTTTACAACAATCAAAACTCATTAAATTCATTCATGCTTTTATTGATCATGCTGGTTTTAAACCATATATTGAAATAGAGAATGAATGTGTACTCCTTCCGGATGATGAAATTATTCCATTAATTGATTGTTGGAACAACTCACCAAAACTCGAGAATAGTGGTAACTCAAGATTCAATAGGTACGATCCTGACATAATCAGGGACACTGCCCTTCTGACAAATTCATGGTTCAAGTTTGTCATTACCGAGAGGTGTGATTGGGCTGAGATTGAAGAAGAATTCCTTGAACCTGGTTTAATCAGGAGGAATCAAATCATTCTCATGCCAGAAGGCACAACAAGAGAAGAGCTTACCGCCCATACAGAAATGGTTGTAGAACTTGCAATCCGGGAGAATGTTTTGTATCGTTCCCGGGAACACATTACGCTATGGAATAAGATGACGGGGATTTAATTTTACTATGTATAATAATACAAATTTTAATTATTCACTTTAACACTTAAACAAAATGATTTCAGAAAAACAATTGAAGAAAGCCGCAGAAGAACTGAATGATGTTCTTGGCATCGAACCTCCGATTAGCATGGAGTTTGACATCGACGTTATTGAAGAAAAGGTCAAGGAAGCAATCAAGGAATTGATCACTCCGGAAGACGAATTCACTGCAACCACCCAGGCTGTTATTGATGAGCTGAGTGCACCACCTGCAAAGAAGGCTCCGGTTGCAAAAAGGAAACCTGTTGTGAAGGAAGAACCTGAGGAAGAGCCCGAACCGGAAGAGGAACCGGAAGAGGAAAAGAAACCTGCAAAGAAGGCTGCTCCTGCTCCGAAGAAAGAATCCACGGTCACAAAAGAAAGATTTGCTGCAAAGAAATCAACAGGTGCTGACCGGGTTGCCTTCTTCACACCGCTGATTAAGAAGGGCACCTACACCAAGGCCGAACTCGTTGAACTGGGGAAAGAAGAATTCCCGGATGTCAGCGCCTCGACTCTCTTGACGATGCTCACCGACGGAAAAAATCCCAAGTACAACAAGTTTGACAAGCTCATTGAGCAGACAGAAGCCGGGATTCTCAAATTCCAGAAGTAAGCATGCGGAAGATAGTAATGGGACTATCTGGAGGCATGGACTCAGCAACCCTGCTCGGGATTTTACTCGAGCAGGGTTATGAGGTTCATTGCTGCACGTTCTACTACGGTTCCAAGCATAACAAATATGAAAATCGTGCAGCAGAAGAGTTAATTGACTACTACCTCTATAAAGGATTTCCAGTCGTCGGACACCCTTTTGATCTTTCCAAAGTATTCGCGGATTACACATCGGATCTCTTATTAACCGGTGGAGCAATACCGGAAGGGCATTACACCGACGCAACAATGAAGAAAACCGTGGTTCCTGGCCGGAATTTAATATTCGCATCCATTATGGCTGGACTCGCGGAGTCAATCGAGGCTGAGATGGTTGCATTAGGAGTTCATGCAGGTGACCACACGATTTATCCTGACTGCCGTCCTGACTTCATTCACGCACTTCTTCTTACGATTTCGTATGCGACAGATAGTAAGGTTAGTGTCTATACACCTTTCTTAAACATCGACAAAACTGAGGTTCTAAGGAAAGGAATTAATCTGAAACTTCCTGTTCCGTATCATCTCACTCGTTCTTGTTACAAAGATCAACAGGTGGCGTGCGGCCGTTGTGGGACTTGCGTCGAAAGAATTGAATCCTTTACAAACTTAGGTATAATTGATCCGATCCCCTATGAATCAATCTGACATGGATGAATACAATGAAAGGCTTGTCGCCGAGATCTTACAAAGCATCGGAGAGAATCCTAAACGAGAAGGCCTGGTAGAAACTCCTACCAGGGTTGTCAGGATGTGGAAAGAAATCTTCCGCGGGTACGACCCGGCACAGAAGCCTAAAATGAGTATCTTCTCAAACGGGAAGGATGGCATCGTTTACAACCAAATGATTACTGATACTGGTGATTTCTATTCACATTGTGAGCATCATATGGTTCCGTTCTTTGGAAAGTATTGGTTTGCATATCTTCCTTCCACGAATGGAGGGATAATTGGATTGTCCAAAGTTGCACGATTAGTCGATTATCACTCTGCCAAGTTACAAATCCAGGAACGACTGGTGCATGATGTTGTAGAGGACATCTGGGAGATGCTTTGCAAAGGGTTTGATAAGCCTCTCGGAATGGCTCTAATTATGCAAGGGGAGCACCTTTGTAAAACAATGCGCGGAGCAAAGAAAAAAGGAACGATGACAACCTCTTGTATGAAAGGGGTGTTCCAGACAGATGCTTCTGCGAAAGA